CTTGGTCAAAAGATGCCCACGCTTTTATTGCCTCTTGCTTTGTCAGCGTGACTGGACTTGTGCCATCACTTGCTGTGATTGTGTCTGCTCTTAACTCGCTCATGCTATCACCAGATTACCGTCTACAGTCAAGGTAACTCCTGTTGCTACAGTTAATGGGCCAGCGCACAATGCATTAGTACTAGCTACAATCGTTACGTCAGTATTTAACTCAGCTTCATGCACCCTAAAGATGTCTGCTGTTCCACCACCGCTGTCACCTAAGTAGCTACCACCTCCTAGCACAAGGCCGGGTGCAAACATAGCTGATGTGATTGTACCAGCACCCGGAACTACAGTCTGCTGGGCTTTGCCTTGAAATACCACATAGAAATCATCAGTAGCTACAATGCTGCCTGTCATTGTTAGTGCCGTACCAGATACAGTATAAGCTACACCGGGTTCCTGACGAACATTGTTTACGAACACCTCAATGTCCTGCGCAGAACCAGCAGCAAAGTCTAACGTAAAACTAGTACCTGTACCGCCAGTTAAATCCTGATAGGACACTGTGCTATAATTAATCGCTGGTATATTACCAAGATAAGGCATTATACTCTATCCCTTATGTAATGTCAAGATGGCTAAGAACAACATCTGCAGATGATGCTGTGTCAGAACTCACACGAAGAACATCTCCGGGTTCCAGTACTACCTTTTGGTCGCCCCCAACCACAACTAAAGAACCACCAACTGGAATCGGAGCCGCTTTAACAAGGAACACTGCAGATTCTACGCCCGATGTACGTGCTGAAGCATCAAGCTGTACGTCTACCAGAATCTGTGATGTTACAATATTAGAGATACTCAGACCAATGATGGTGGTTTCTGTGTCTGCTGGACAGGTATATATTTCAGTACGTGCAGGAGATATAGTAGTTCCTACCGCTGTTACTGTCTCACATAAAAAAGCGTTTGCCATATTTTACTCCAAATGTACACTAATTATACCATATTTGTAATGGTTTGTCAAGTACTTTTTATTATCCTAATGCAATAGCTAGTGCAACTGCTGCACCATTTGCGAATGCTTGTGTAGATACTGTTCCTGATTCATCACCAAATGTGAAGGTTCTGTTTGCTGTAGGGTCTGTAATAGCAAGAGTAGTTGTAATGCTATCTCCTGTTGTAGCCCCATCAAATACAATACCTGTGTCAGTAACATTACCGGCTGCACCTAGTTGCCCATCAACATATGCTTTGATAGATTGCTGTGTAGCTAACGCAGTGTCACTGTCAGATGACATTGTATCTTCATCAAGAATAGCAGTTACTGTTGCACCAGTAGCAAGTGTCAAGTCTGTACCTGCGGTTAAGTTAGTAAATGTACCTGCTGCTGCGCTGTTAGCACCTATTACTGTACCATCAATCTCACCAGCAGCAATGTCAACTTTAGTAATATCAACTTCACCAGTACCATTTGGCGTGATTGCAATGTTGCCATCCGTGTCTGTGCTGGTAATAGCATTACCGTTTAGGTTTAGGTTATCTACCTGTAGTTCAGTTACTGCACTGGCTGTGCCAAGTGTAACACCATCAATAGCACCAGCATCAATGTCAACTTTTGAAATGTTTACTTCGCCAGTACCATTTGGTGTTAGGCTAATGTCACCATTAGTATCTGTGCTGATAATAGTATTGCCATCAACATTGATGTTACCAATAGTTGCACCATCACCATTTAGCTTCAAGCGTTCTGCTGGTGTAGCACCTGCTGACATAGTTTTAAATACCATGTCAAACTCTTCAAGAGTTGGATTTAAATCAGTTGTTACAGACTCAATAACACCGCCTGTTTCAATTGTGCTTGCTGCAGTCTCAGTTGAGAACTCAACGCCTACACCGATACCAACAGCAGGTGTGCCTGTGCTTTTAGCTTGCAGCTTCAGCACATCTGTAACACCGTTGGTAGTAGCATTTTCTACATCAAGCAATACACCGACATCAGCTTGGTGTGTAAGCGTTACTTCACCATCAGCACCTAAGTTAATAACAGCACCGTCAGAAGACAGAGACACATCGTCATTTACTACAAGGTTATCTGATACTGTAACACCTGTCGTTGTTACTTCCAGCTTTGTAACACCACCTTGCTGTAGTTTAAGACTACCAGTTCCAGCATCATTAATAATGCTATCACTTGCATCATGAAATATTTCTAGGTCGTTGCCCGTACCAAAACGAATCTTGTCATTATCAATTAAGTCAATGCCTGTACCAGCCGTAGTGTTACCATTGGCTAATATTTCACTAAGTTCATTAGCACCAGCTATTTGCCCATCCACATAGGCTTTAATAGATTGCTGAGTGGCTAATGATGTATCACTATCTGACACAAGATTGTCTTCATCGAGGATAGCAGTTACAGTAGCACCACTCGCTAAAGTAAGGTCAGTATTAGCGGTAAGATTAGTAAATGTACCAGCAGCAGGTGTTGAAGCACCGATAGTTGTACCATCAATTGCACCCGCATCAATATCAACTATACCTAGATTAGCAGAACCAGACAGATACAAATCTTTAAATTTAAGGGCGTTAGTTCCTATATCTAGCGTATTAGTAGTCTTAGGTTTAATGTCCGTAGTACTTGCTATAAAGTCTTGGGCAGGTCCAAGCACAGTAATAGGGCCACCTTCGCCTGACGTGCCATCGTGCGAGTGTCCTGTGCTACTGTTAAACGCTGCTTCAATGGCATCATATTCACCATCGAAGTCGGAGGCGTTAATAATGTTACCATCAGCAATATTGTTAATGGTATCGTTTCTAGTGTAGCCTGTTCCCATAGTTTTTACCTTCTATCGTTTAATCCATATTCAACTGTCAGTGCATCAATTGAGTATGGTGGGTTTTGGTCATTTGATTCAAACTGAAATGACACTGTAAATCCTGAACCAACAACTTGTGTCTGAAACAGTTTAAGTAGCTTTGTACCAAACCGTGTGATGCCAAACGTACCTGTTCCAAAAAATCCTACTGTACCCTGTGTGTTTTGAATACTGATAGGTGCTGGTTGAATAGTACCCTGACTATCAAAGTCTAACTTCAAACTTACATCAAATGCCACACTACCTTGCGGGTCAGTATACAAAAACAGTTTGTAAAATGTCTTACGTCTACGTGGGTCACTGATAGGCAGGTGCGGTGTAGCAAATGTTGTTTGAATATTGATGCCGTTAAACGAGTTGCCACTTTCCATCTGATACAAGTAGCCATCGTTGTTTGCAAACAGCACAACTTCTACATTTTGATTGTAATCACTATCCGCTACGTAAGCCCGTATGCCTCGTGTCTCTGCCCAAGCCATACCCTCACCACCTTGAGGCGCAAACTGTGTTGCTAGTATACCCTGAGAATTTTCTTGTGTAATATTGTTGTTATAACCAAGTATTCTGTACTGTGATTTTTCACGAATTACACAACTTGTAAATGACGTGTTCGCAGAAATAAAACCTGTCATTGTACTTTGGATTGTTTTAGATACAACGGCTAATCCAAAGTCACCTATTCTGTCTGTTCCGCTAAGTAGTCTTAACCCGTCTGGGCCAAGAAAAATTACGTCACCACCTATTTCTTGTACAGTATCTGAATCAATACATCCAATGTCTACTGTAATTGGCTGCAGTGAAAAGTCTGCAATAGTAGTGCCTGTTAGCTGGTGAATACTGTTTTCGGTAAAGATAATTAATTGTTGTCTAAACACAGTCAGTGCAGTAATTGTACCACCAACATTTACACTTCCTGAACCATTGGCTACTGAAAAGTCTGTGTCTGTATATGGCGCAGTAAATGTTACTGTCGTACCTTTAGCAAAGAATAAATGGTTCTTAACTTCCGCTACAAATGTAGCACCTATAACATCTGCAGGTGCATCTAGTAATACTTGAAACGTAGCATCATCATAAAGTGCTGGTTCGTTTAACCCATCAACAATTACAATCTTTTCTGTGCCGTTAAAGTTATATTTAGCAAACCTGCTTTTGTTGGCACTTTCTCTGCTTGTTGATAGGAAAGTAATTACTGCATTATCTGCTGGACTACTTGCAAGTGCTGGGTTAATTGCTAGTGTAGTACCGCCTGATGTTACTGTAGCATTTGTTGTGACTGTATATATTAAGTCTACGCCAGCAATTTTAAATGCGTCACCCTCTTGTGGAGCAGAATCTAGGCCATCAATTATTAAGCTGCTACCAGTTTGGCTACCGCCATTTACAAGTGGTGTACCATAATCGGGTACATTAATCTTTGTAAAGCCGCTACCACCAGTTTTATATATGTCAGCGTTCTTACAAACAATTGCACTGTCTTCCCATGCCGCCAGACCAAGTGCAAGATAGTTAGATGCAGTGCTTATAAACGTAGTTGTGTCTCCGTTAGACGGATTAACAACCATTGTTTCATCTAGTGTAAGCGTTGCCCTGTTGTTTGTAGCATCATATGTTACGCCGCCAGATGCAATAGTGTATCTAAATGTAAGAAGTGCATTGTCGGCAGGTGATACAGTTAGTTCTGGGCTAATGGTCAGCGTTGACGCTGTTCCTACTAAAGCAGTAGCGGCACTAACAGTATATACCGTATCATCGCCATCAATAGTAAAAGTATCATCAGCAGAGGGTGCAACATCCAATCCATCTACGTCTAGTGATGTACCTGTTTGTGTTCCACCTGCTACTAAACCACCATCCAGTGAGAACACATCCCCAGCTTCTGGTGTAGTATGTATAGCAGCTAGTATAAGACTTGTGCCGCTTTGTCCATCGCCGTGTACTACAGGTGCGCCGTAGGGTGGGATAATAGCACTGTCGTACTTATCATATCCTTCAATACGTCTGTAACCACCCTCAACAGAAGGCTCAAAGTTACGTAGTATTCGTGCGCTTCCCGGTGCGTTTGTACCTTGCTGCAGAGGGGAAAGGTTTGTTATAAGACCACCACGAAACTCGACTGGATAGGTTTGCCATGCATCCATTGTGATAGCCTCTTAAATACCGAAGCCTGTACTTGCTCCACCTGTAGCACCAGTAAGCATATACGACCTTACGTATGGTGTTCTATTAATAAGTTGTGAACGCATATGCTTAATACCTTCGTCAAATTTTTCTTTCATTACCAATGCGTCTTGTGTGTTACCTCTAAAAAGATAGCCGTAGTGCATTGCACCATCTACAATAATATGTTGAAATCTTTCTGGGATTGTAGGAACGTCTGTCTCTGCAGACAAATCTGTTGGGAAGCTATAGTATTCATACACCAGTTCGTATGCCTTGTCTGGCTCTGGTGTCATAATAAATTCTAAGTTAGGTGCTTGTGCTACCTGTGTAGGTACACCTTGACCAAGAGACGAACTATACTCTTGCTCTACATATCTATCTAAGTAATCTTCATATGCAATTTCTGTTAGGCGTGTGGTTGCATTACCTAATGAAGTATTTTCTTTAATACGAAAAGATTGAAAATTAATCACTTTAGCATCCGCAGGAAATGCATAGCGGCTTGTATTAGCAACTAAAGTTGTTTCTTGTGTGTTATGATTAAAAGGCCAAAAGTATTCTGATTGATTTAAATATCTAATAGAAGCATTGACTGCATCTTTAGCTTGTGAGTAAAAGCCTGTAGCTGAAGCAAAATTAGCTGAACTGAGTTCTACCTCATTCAGCCTTCTGTTCACTGCATTTACTAAGCCAAGAAAATCATATGCCATGTTATATCCTCAAAAGAAAAGTGAAGGGGCAAGTTGCCCTGCCCCCTCAACTATTTAGGCAAGTTGGTCACGGTCTACTTCATCAGCAGATGTGTCACCCATTTCAGTTACGTCCATCATGGCGCACCAAACACGTAGTTTACCTGAAGTCATGCCGTCTGCATTTGTAGCAGTCAGTGTAACGTCAAGAGTGTTTGCAGTTCCATGAACTTCGTTTCCACCTGTTCCAGTGACTGATGGAGCGTATGCACCAGCAGCAGCACCGTCAAGGTCAAAAGAATCAACGAACTTGTTAGGGTCAAGGTCTGTACCAAGTGCAGCAACAACGTCAGTGCCATTAGCACCTGTAATTGATGTTACAACTTCCATGCCAGCAGCCATAATCATGGTTCCAGCAGGAATGGTAATTGCCTGTACTACATCACTAGCAGATGGGTCAGCAGTAATGTTAGCAAAGTCAAGAGTGTTCTCAACCATGTAAACATTACGTCCACGCTGACTGTTGCCAGTTGCAGCTTTAAGGGCGGTAGTTACGTCAGCCATATCTTAATCCTCCCTTATGCTAAGTGGTAGATGGCGTTCACAAGAGCCTCTGGACGGAGAATCTTGCGACCATACAAATGCATACCACGAACAATGTCAGCAAAGCTGTCAGGGTCACGGTAGGTTTCGGTCTTATTAATCTGCTCTGCAGTTGCAACAGCAGATGAATGACCAGCAACAATTACACCAAAGTTAACGGCACTGTTTGTTCCTGCAAAGGAAGGACCAGTACCAACTGCTGGCAGATTGTTAGACGAGTACACGGTGAAGCCGTGGATGTTGTTGCTTACAATACCATTTTGCAAGCCTGACCCACCAAAGTCAGCATCAAACAGACGAGAATCTTCGTCTTTCAATACTTCCATGAACACTGGGTCAAGAACAAGCCAACGACCTTGTGTGTCAACATTCTGCTGGTCTAGCAAACGTGACATACGGGCGATAACTTGCAACGGATTTGCATCACCTGCATTAGTTGGAGCAGCACCTGCACCAGTACGTGGCAGGATAGCAATTGCCTCACCACCAGTACCGTTGTTAAAATCAGATGCGTCCAGCTTCATGCTGGCAAGCAATTCGTCTGTACCTGCAGTTGAAACAGCAACAGAACCGTTTACAGTTGTGTTAACTGTGTCAGCATTTACATGAAGTGCAGACTGCTTGTAGCCTGACAAGTAGCCAAGAACGTCTTGGTCAAACTGGTCAGCCAAACGGTACGCAGCACGGTCACTTGCCAATGACTGGAAGTTTACGTGGCTGTGCGCCTCTTCAATGTCGTCAACCTTAAATGCAAAGTAGTTAGCTTTGTCAATTGTCAGGCTGAAGTCTTCATCGTCAAGGTCTTGTGGGGTGATTGTTGTACCACGCTCATAAGCCTTAACTGTGATTTCGGGTTCCTTGATAATCTTCACGGAATCACCCATGTTAGCAATCTCACCGAAGTAATCGGAGTTTGAGATAGCTTCAGCAACAGCAGACTTGCGGAAAGCAAGTTGCACCTGTTTGCTGTAAATTACGGGTGAAAAATTACCGTTAGGAAGATTGCCATACCCCGCAGCGGAAGTAAATGCCATTTTTAAATCTCCTATTGTAGCATTTTACAGATACAAACTCGCAAGACTAATCAGGAGGCTGATTCACATTGGGTGCGTTTTGTGGAGGGTGGCCGCCCTACCATTTAACGGGCCATGTTCGTCAGGTAATCCGTAAGACTTGGCTGTTTGCGAATAGTAGTGTAACCATGTTGCGCTACACAGTTACACTAATCTGACTATAGTTATACTTACAAATAACTATTTGTCAACACTTTTTTTATCTAGCAGAGCCAGATACATCATAGATAAACTTTCCAGAACGGATAGCTTCCATAATTTCGTCAGACCGCTTTTCGTATTCTTGCGGTGACATTTTTTGTACAGCAGACTCTTTGAGGTACGTAGTAGCTTCATCTGATTGTGGCTTACTACGTGAATCTTTTGTAGACACAGACTTAGCTGCATCTTTATTAGACTTAGGTTTTGTTTTAGCAATACCCATGTCAGCTTTGTACAAGTCAATGGCTCTAGCAGCAGAACGTGCGTCATTGTCATTGTCATACAGTGCATCTTGTACCCACTTAGGCTGTTCTTCTGCCCACTCGTGGAACTCATCACTGTCACGGATGTCACCAAAGTCAGGGTGTAACCGCATTAGTTCTGCTTCAGCTTTTTCTTTTGAAGCACTAGACTGCAACTCATCAATTGCTTTCATACGTTCTTCCAGTGCTGTTGACTGTTCACGTGCCTTTTTCATAGCAATTGTTTCAACGATAGCTGCTACATCTGGGTAGTCTGCTGCCCACTGTTCGATGTCTTCATCAGACTTAGGCAGTTTCATTTCTTTCTGTGCAGCTTGGCTGAGTTGAGATTTGAGTGCTTCAATCTCTTTCTTAAACTCTTCAGCCTGTTGTTGCTGGTGCCTACGCAAATCAGAGTAACGCTTTTTAAATGTTTTCTCTTCTGCGTTTGCAGGTTCAGCTTCTTGTTCTTCTGGTTCAGCAGCCTCTTGCTCTACTTCACCACGCTGTTCCTTCATCAACTGTTCTAGTTCTTCTTCTTCCATCTTGCGTTTTTCTTCGTTAGTGTATTTACGATTTGCAAACGCAATCTTCTTTTCAGGCTTCATTTCTTCAGCCATAATAGCTTGTTCTGCCATTGTTTGTACTTCCTTTTGTTGGGGCCAACGTAGCCACGCCGGGGTGGGGGATGGGTAGGCCAACTGATTGTGAGGTTGTTTTACAAGCCCCTCACGCAGCTTGTTTTTTTTTTATCTAACGCTCATATCACCGGGATTACTACCCATTGCCGCAGACTTTGCTTCATCAGCAGATAGTCCACCAAAACTACCACCACTATCGCTGTAGTCTTTACCCGGTTGATACCCTGCTGCTGCTGCTGCTTCTGCTCTAGCTTTTGCTACCGCTGCTTCACGTTCTGCTCTTTCTCGTTCAGCTTTATTTAAAGCCTTAGTAGTGTTTATTATAGTTTCTACTTGTTTTTTCTTTGCAATCGCTCTATCTTTTCTCATCCTAGCTGCCCTAGTAAGATTGTGTGTAGGCGTAGCACCGGGAGTAGCCGCTGACCGATAAGAAGTATACTGGTCTTTAATATCGTCTGGTAGACTATTATAAACGTCATCGTCTAAAGAAAAATCAGTGCTTGAACCAAACTCAGCTTCAAGTGCCTTGTTTATATCTGCAATGTCTTGTTTACCCTCAATATCAGTTAAATTAGCAAGCGTAGATAAATCTGATAAATCAAATGCACTTAATACATTTTTATTTTTGAGATAAGCACCTGCCACTTGTCTTACTGTTACTGCTGCAGTCTGGAATTGTGACGGCTGTGACATAAAGTTTTCAACAGCTTCTGTAACATCTGCCCCCACTTTTTGTGCTTCCATTGCAGCAGTCATAGCACCACCTACAAAATCAGCTTGAGTTTTAGAATACATTTGGTTTGCATCAATCATGCCTAAAGCACCTAGTGCCGTATTTCTAGCTTGATTACCTGCTACTGCTCTATCGCCAAATGATATTGATCTTGTTGCTTCAGCCATAGCAGACTGAGGCTCAAGTGGATTATATGGTTCATCAGCAAATCCAGCTTTTTTTCCTATTGCACTTAAACCTCCAGCAATAGGTGAAAGACTTCCAAGCTGATTACCACCTAAACTAGCAACAGCTTTTGCGTAAGCAGAACTCTGTGTACCATATTTACTTCCACCAAATGCATTAGATGGATTTAAACCTGATTCCGCAAAAGAATCAAAAGAATCTAAACCCGGATAAGTTTCTTCTGTTTTACTGCCAAACAGATTTCCTAAAGAGGATGTAGTAGAGGTAGTAGTAGCAGTAGGTACATCAGTCATATCCTTACCACTATCATCTCTAACGGTAGTAGTTGGTCCACTTAATTGAGCAACAGGTTGTTCTTGTTTAGGTTGATTATCAACAGGATTATATCCATCTGGAATAGGATAAACAGGTTTACCATC